AATGCAGTATTTGCAGATAAGCTAGGTATTGAGCCTGTTACTTGGTTGTAACTGCAGCTAAAAGTAACCAATGCAGTATTTGCAGATAAGCTAGGTATTGAGCCTGTTACTTGGTTGCTGTAGCAGTCAAAAGTGTTTAACAATGTATTGGCGGACAAATTAGGTATTAACCCTGTTAAACCATTAGAATTAACTTTTAAATAAGTCAACGCCCCATCCACACTCTCGGTAAATTTAACTCCTTTACCAATAGTTGTCGCTACTACCTCAGTAGTCCCATTCCCGTTATACACCACACCATTGAGTGTTACAGAAGTGCCTACTGGCATTTTTAGTTTATATGTTTGAGTAGTTGCTTTGGATGATCTGAAATAAAACGAACCATTTGATTTGCTTTTAGCATCAAAAACTAAAGCTCTTGTTTCTTCCGCACAAGGATACCATCCTTCATCGCCTGTAAGTACCATATCAAGCTCTTCAGCACTTCCATTCATAGCGAGTTTAGCCAGAAGGTTTGGATTAGCTTGTAGCTTTGTCAGGTCGCTTGTACTAAATTCGGCATGAGTTGTGAGGATATTGTTTACGGTTTGGTTTAGGAAATTGTATGTTGGAGCAAGCGAGAGGACTTCATTGACACTTGTCAATTTCCAATATATTACTCTGTTTGTCGCAGAGTCGCAATAGCAAGAAATATAAACATTACTTGCACTTGTTGCTTTAAATGTAACATCAAAAGGTACAACCCCATTAGCAGCTGATGAAGGAGTTGTTGCTAGCCCTTGCCCCGCAACACCCGGATAAGCATTGGTTCCATCAGTTTTAAACTCTCCTATAGCTCTGTAGGATTTGCCAGCAACAAGGTTTTCCTTAAACTCTGGATTTGTTTCTCTAAAATAAAAGTAAGAATTAACATTACTCCCATAATCTAGTTTCGTAAAGCCATCAGGTAGATTTGTAATTGTTCCTGATGTCCAAGTAGCAGAAGAAGGCACAGTATTATAATTCTCAACAAGTTCCGGTGTGTTACCTGTGTTATCTACACTATTTCCAAGATGAACAATTTTGTTAGTTGCAATATCAGTATAGGTTAGAAAGCTATTATCATTGTTTATCTGCTTTACCGACTTGATTATAATTGTTCCAGAAAAAGAAGCACATGTAATGGTCTCTGCGGGCTTATAAATTGTATAAGTACCTATTGCATTCTTACCCTCAACCGTACCTGCTGTTATCGCTGTAATCTCAAAGGTTATTTCAAGTGTCATTGAACTATATAGAGTAAGAGTTGATATATTTCCCAAGTTGCTTGATGTGTTATTGCCCGTGTAGCTATGATTGCCATTTGCAGTCCAACCTGTACCAACCCCAGCTGCTTGTTTTGTATCTGCACCAAGTGTGTGAAAAATTGGGATAGCAAGTTCATTAGTAGCACCTAATTGTAGTGCTCTTCCAGTGTATGTTTGAGCATCGTAAATCATTCCTCCTGAACCATTATTTTTAAGTATTGTATTGCCATTTAATGATGTTGTGTATTTAAAAATGCCTCCTGAACTTAAGTAGTTTATCAAGGCTTTTATTCCTTTGTTTCCTCCAAATCCAAAATTGAATCCAAAATTCATTTTAAATCCTTATGTAATAATTATATTTGCTGTAGATGTTATTCCAGTACAACCTATATCAGCTTGAAAATTTTGTCCTGCATTTATATTTGTCAATGCTATTGATTTTAATCCAAAAATAAATGTAATATCTCCATCTGCTAGCATTTGAATCGTTCCTCCATTCGGATTTTGATTTGTTGCAATTCCTATGAAAGTATTATCCTTTATTGGCATTGCTTGTACCACTTCTCCATAACCATTCTTAGCCATAATATGTCCTTTTATATTTTTGATTGTTACTTTAAATTATCGTCAAGCACTTGTTGAGTGAATGGTCGATAATCAACTTCATTGTTTTTTTGTTGTCGTTTTGGCAGTACCGTTTTTCTCAATACTTTCATTGAATCTTTGTTTGTCCATTCAGAATCTTTTTCCTTGCCCAAGAATACTTCCAATGGTTTTTTATATATACTTGGAAGTATGTATGGAGCCAATTCATTATACATTAGCATTTCCATACTATCCAATCTATTTTTCTGTGTTCCTTCTTCTCTCTTTTTCGCAAGTTTATATGCTTTTGTTTTATCCGAAACTGATTCTATTTTATCTGCAGCAAAATCTATTGGAGTTCCTATTGGATTCCAAGGTGCAGAATTTACTCCAGCAAAATTGTTATCATCAAATTGATCTTCTCTTGTATCAGATGCTTTACCTAGCATATATACTGCTGCAGCAACTCCAAATGCTTTCATTGGATTTTCTTTTGTTTGTTTCATAATCATCGGTGTTATTTGGGTAAACCATTTTAAGAATGGAGCAATACCATTGTTGTCTAATGTTGATATTAATGCTGGAGCAATTTGATTCATATCTCCAAGTAATCCATTCGCAATCAATACTGCTTCTTCTATTGATTTTCCTTTATTTATCATTCCTTTTGCAATCATATATCTACCACTTGTATCTATTGCAGAAAATATTTTCGTTGTTCCTTTCCCAAGTGTCGAATTTTGATTCAACAATATTTCATTTGTTATTTTATCTAAGTTTCCTCTTGTTGCTTCCGATAACATATCAGAAACTATTCCACCACTTCCTGCAACACCTTCAATTGCATTTGTTGTCAATCCAATTTTCTCCATTTGGTATAATTCAGATTTATTTAATTGACTTTGTATAGTTTTTGTATCTTTCCCCAATGATTCTGCAATTGCTATTTCACTTATCAATTTCTTTACATTCGCCATTTCATCCAATGCTTCTTTTTGATATTTTGCTATTTTTATTGGATCAATACCTACTGATAGTCCTAATGTTACATTCATTGCTTCTGCATTTCCATATGAAGATGGATTTTTTAATACAACATCTTGTTTAAAACGTTTAGTTAAATCCCTAACCATTGTTCCTACAACTCTCAATGCTCTATTTCCTTCTCCATTTGTCCAAGTTGGACTTTCACCTCCGACAATTTGCCTATACATTGCTTTATCAATATATCTTATTTCGCCTTGCAATTCATATGGCATTCTTTTTTGTACATTTGGTGGAATTTTCATCATATTTGGTTGCTCAGTATCTGAGAATATTTTTGGAAAATCTTTTTTTGTTTGCAATATTGTGTCAACTACAGTTCTTCTCGCATCTTTATTCATTACCGACGCAGTTGTTCCTGCAAGTATTTGGGATGCATCATTTGTTCGTCCAAGTTCCTTTCTTATTATTTCTCCTGCAACCTTCATATCATTCTTTCCAGTAATTTTCATTTGATTTTCAAATGCTTTGTTCATTGTTTCATTGTTTATTGGTCTCTTTGATCCTTCAATTGTCTTTCCAACTTTATTTTTTTCAATACTTATTGGAATTGCTCCTGCTTCATATGATGGTTGTGTATTACGTACAACTTCAAATCCATTTTCAGCCATTGGATTATCATCAGATCGTAGCATTTTCCCATTATCAGTTATTTCGGCAATCCACCCTTTTACATATGATTGACCATTTTGCTCAAACAATTCTTTGGATCTTTGTTTATCTATTTTTCTTGTTTGTATCACATCCTTAAACCATTGTTCATTTTTATATTTGTCTATGAATGCTTGCGTATCATATTTCATCGCTTTTATCGTAATCATCTTATCAATAATTTCTGCATCACTTTGTTTCAATTCAAAATGTTTTACAATTTCATCTGCATTGTCAAAGAAATGTCCAATTTGATTCTCTGGTCGTCCTATTGCTTTTGCACTTTGATTCATTGCTGTATCCAATTTTCCCATTACTGGATGTCTAAAATCAAGCAATCTTTTATTGTCTTTCATGAATTTTGCAATTTCATTTACTGACATTACATTCCCACTTGCATCAGTTATTGCTTCTAAATCAGTATGTAATATATGTTTAGTAATGTTTTTCAATTCATCTTTAGGAAGAATATTATCCCAATTCTTTTTCAGTGCTTCATGTTTTCTTGCAACCATTTCACTTGCATGTTGTTGAATTGCATGCAATTTATTGAATTGCTTTGACCTTTCAGTATTTCCTAATTGCCTTTCAATATATGCAACAAACTCACTATCATACCAAGCGTCTTTTATTTTTTGCAACAATCCTTTATTTGGTTGTACTTCATTTGCATGTAATACAATTGCAGTTTCGAATTGTTGTTCAATCGGCATTTGTTTTTGTTCTATTGCCTCTTCAACTTTAGGTTGAATCTTCTCTGTAACTTTAGGTTGAATCACTTCTTCAGTTTTTGTCTCAGGTTGTGTTTCAATCTTTGATTTATTTTCGTTTCTTACTTTCAATGCAAGTTCTTGATAACTCTTCGAATCTTTTGATACATAATCTTTTATTCGTTTTGGCAAATCATTATATATTTTTCTTCCAAGTCGTCTTTCTTTGATAAGTATATCAGTTTTTGACTTAGTCTTTTCACCAATCATTTTCCCATTTTCGTCAAAGAATTTTCTTTCTTGTTTTGTTGGGAAATCAAACAAATCTTTCATTTGATTATTCATTAGTTTTTCTTGCAAGAATGGATTATATTCAATCTTTGCTCTTGACTCATTGAATATTTCTTCTTGTGTTTTATTCCATAACGCTTTATTCACACCTTCTGGAGCTTCGATTTGTTTCGTTTTATCATAGTGTGGTGATTGCATTGCTAGTGCGAACTGTCTTTCAAAGACATCATCTGATTCTCTTGCAATTGACATATTACTATGCATTGCTTCTTGTACCAATCTATCAATCAATCTTCCCGTTGGAGTTTGTCTGTGATTATTCGATGCCATATATTCACGCATTGTTTCAGAATCAGTCAAAGTTCTTGATAAGTCTTCTTCACGCTTTGTTGCTTCTTCTGCAATATCTTTTGAATGTTCTATTTTCATCTTTGCAGTCGATTCATCAATCATTTCATTTGTTAATGTATTTTGCTTAAATTTCTTTGAATCTACTCCAATTTGTTTCATTATGTTTTCGAATAGATTTCCAGAATTTATTTCTTTTAAAATTTCATTATATGCTTTCATTGCATCTTCTTCAGTTCTTCCAGCAGGAATAACAAATGAGTCGTGTGTTGAGTGAAATCCTTGTTTTTGCATTTTTCTAGCAATATATCCATCTATTGAATGAATAATATTTGGCATTAATGCTCTACTTGCTTCGTCAACACTTCCGGTTTTTATTGTTACCTCTTTATTGGTTCCTTTTATTTTCATCATTCCAGTTTCATTCTTAAGCATTTTGAAATCAACTTCAAAGTTACCAATTTTATATTTGATGTGTCCATTAAAATCAGGATCTGTAAGTTTTGCATAGATTGCTTCTCTAACCATTTTAAGTTCAGGCATTTCTTTTTCCATAATGTTTTGATAAGCCTTATCTATTTGTTCTGCATGTTCTTTTGTTATTCCATTTGATTCCATCAATTCGTTAATTCTTGATTTTTGTTGTTGTCCATACCCCTCCTTCATAACAAGTGGTTTTGTTACATTTTTCCAAGGAATTTTCTCTCCATTTTTCTCTGGTTGTTTAATTCCCATTTCTTCAAAATCTTTACCCATCGCTTCTCGAATATCATTAAGTTCAAATCCTTTTCCGCCAAGTTTTGTATGCTTTCCAATATTTGCAGAGCTTAATACCGTAGCCATAATTTGCATATATGAATTCGACACATCTGATATTGAATCTTTGAAATTCACTATTCTTGGTTTTGTATCATTTTTTGAAAGTCCAAGTCGCTTCTTTTGTGCTTCTCGTATTTTAACAATTGCATTTTTCTTCGAATCTTTTATCATTGTTTTCTTTTCTGCATTCGTCACATTTGGAATTTCTTGCATTCCTGCAATTTCTTTATCAGACAATATCTTATCGTCTATTGCTTGTATTTGTTTTTCAGTTAATGCAACTTGTCCTTGTTTTCCGTATTTATTGTCTTTTGATATTGGTAGTTTTCCGGTTTCTCTAAAATGTGAGATTCTTCCTATCAATGAATCATATGCTGCTGAATTCGATTTTCTTTCTTTCGATTCTCGTTCAAGTTTAAATTGTCTTGCCTTTTCTGAATTTTGAGCTCCAGTAGATTGATGAAATTCATTTTTCTCATATGATGGTTTAACATTCAATCCAATATCAGCATACTCCTTGATCTTTTCTTCTTGGAATTTTGTTAGTTCGGTCATATCTTTGAATTCTATTTTTGATCCAGTTTTCCATTTATCTTGCAATCTTCTTTCTTCACGATATCTCAATTCTTGCAATGTTATTTTTGCATCATTAAAATCCTGCATATCATTCAATCTATTTCGATATTCATCAACAACTTTCATTTTATTCTTAAGTTTTGTTCCCAATACTTCTGAACTCTTCCCCGACCAATTTCTACCCAATAATTGCATTCCTTGTTTTACATCATTCAAATTGTCTTTTACTAATCTTGAAGATACTTGGTCATCTATCTTTGATTGTATTGATTTGATTGTTCTTTCATCGACGTCTTGTTTTTTTACTATGTCAGCTTCTGGATTGTCTATTGCATCAAATTCATTTTTTTCAAGTCTTGTTTCAGTTCGTCTTTTAAAGTCTTGGCTTATTTCAATATCACGTCTAACTCTTTCTGCAGAATGTGTTTCATCGATTTTTAATTGATCATAATATTGCTTATCCACTCGTTCTTTCAATTCGTCAGATATTTTATAGTCAACAATTTTATTTTCTTTGATTTCTTTTATTGAACTTTTTATGTCTTGCCTCAATCCTTTATGCTCAGTAACTTTGTATAAATCTCGATATTGATCTATCATAAATGCATTTCTATTTGCGATATCTTTTGATGCAATATTATTCTTTATTCTTTCTTGTTTCAATGACGCTTGTGTTTGTCCATATCTTTGTTGCAATGTTTTGTCGTGGTCATAGAAGTTCATTCTCCTTGCAATTTCATTTTCAATGTCTTTCCATTTTTCAATCTTTGGTTTCCACGGCACAACTTCCAATGAGGCTTTGTCTTCTTTCGTTCCTTGATGACTAAGTAGTGATTTTTCATGTGCATACATTCTTCCACGATCATCATATCCATATTCAATTTTCATTTCATCGTTCAATGGCTCAATATATTTTTGTCCCTCAATTACACCTTCTTGTTCCGTCAATGGATTTCTTACTTTGAATGTTGATTGCTCAATTTCGCTTCTAGTTTTTTTTGCACCTTCTCCTTTGACTATTTGCAATTCTTGTTCAGACTTATATTGCTTTGCTTTTTCAATTTGTTTTGCAACATCATCTTTCAATTTTACTTGTGAAGTTCCATCTTCATTCTTAATTGTTTCATAGTCTTCTGGAGTTAATCCTTCTGGTTTTGATTCTTTTCTAGCTTCAGTATCTAACTCAAGGAAACCTTTTTTTTGTCCATCATTTAATATTGAATTTAATGCAGCAATATTTTCTTCTTGTGTTTTTCCACTATTCATAATCCTTTCTGCATTATCTATGAATTCCAAGTGAGTCGTTGCTTCTTCTATTTGTTTAGGAGTTGATTCAGGATTATTTATAACTGTGTTGGCTTCATTTCTAAATTCATTAAATGCGTTGACTCCTTCTTCTTTAGTTGGAGCTTTCATAAGCTTTGTCATTGTTCCACCCAATGCTCCACCCAATACTGTACCTAGTCCCATTGATTGTGCTAATTCACCAGCATTTATTTCTTTTTTCTTATCTGCTTCAATATCTATATTTTGTCTTGCTAAATCAAAAGTTCCAGCATATCCAGCACCTTCTGTAGCACCAATTGCAACATTTTTTGGTACTTCACCACGAAGATAATTTATTAATCCCTTCTTCCCTGCTTCTTGCGCAATTCCTTTTATCGCTGGAAATGTTCCTAACGATATCCAAGATGTTGGATCTGTTGCTACATTTTTTGTTGCCTCTACAACTTGCGTTGCATCTGTATCCGTTGCGTCATATAGTTCTAATGCGTCTGAAAAATTCTTTGCAAGTTTCTTGTTTCCATCCAGCATTAACGCACTTCCAACTGTATCCATCATATTCCAATTGAAACTTGACATTTGTTTTGATAGTGATTTTGCTTTTTCTTGTGGAGTATCTCCTTCAAGTTTAAATATATCACCATCAATCTTTCGTGCCAATTCTTGATATTGCGGCATTGACTCTAACACATCTTTTGAATATGCTCGTCCTGGAGTTAAGTAGTTTGTTCCTTCACGAACCTTATTTGCTTTCTCAATTAATTGCTCAACTGTTAATTTCGATGTATCATTTTTCAAGAAGTATGTTCTATCCAATGGTTCTTCAGCTGGTTTAACAATTTCAGTTGAATTGATATTTTCAGTAGTGGTATTCAAATCATGTCCAATATCTCTTACATTTTTAGCAACATCTTTGTATGGATTATCTTTCAATATTGTTTCAACTTTTTTAGTAGCATTTTCTTGTATTGGTGTTTGTGCAGTATTTGTTGTTGTTTCTCCAAATAACAATGATTTTGCATCATAGTATTCAGTTCCTCCCGAACCTTTTATATGTCCCTTACCAAATGCAAACTCCCTATTTTCTCTCGCCCATTTTGATCCATGTATTGTATTTTCAATTTCTTCTGCATTTTCTACTGGTTCATCAAATAACAATCTAGCACCTTGCAATACTTCTGGTTGTTTCTTGTATCTATCTTGAAAACTTTTCTTAGCTATACCAAATTTAATGGAAGTCGTTCCATCCACGTCTAATGATTCAAAGGCATATAAATGTTTATCCTTTGGATTATCCGATGGAATCATCTTTCGACCTATATATTCTTGAATTTGTTGATTGTCCATATCATTGATTATTTTATTGTCTAGACTTTCTTTTTTTCCATCAACAACTTTTACATCAGCCTCATTCCCCTTCAATCCAAATAATTTGTTTACACCTTCAGAAAATGATGTTTGTGCAAAATTTGCTCTAGCTCTATCAATAGCATCCATTTCATCTTTTGTTTTGTATATTGGCTTTTTATCTTTAGTCTCACCAAATTTCCATAGTTCGTCTGCATCATTGTATACTTTTTTATCCTTACCAAAGTCTTTTAGTTTCTCTAATGCTTCCTTGCTACTTATATCTATATTCTTCCATTCGTTGTCATCATTTTGCTTGGATGGAATAAAATCTATCATAGCATTTTCTTCTTTTGGTAATTCAAGATTTTCCCATTCATTCATCATGAATCCTTTATTTTTGTTTTGGTTTTAATGTTTTCTTGAGTTCGTTCAATGATACTGCATTTAATGGCATATTCCTAACCATTGGCTGACGATTCACAAAATAAACTTCTTCTGGATGTGCTTCGTAAAATTTCCTCGATTCTGGATCCATTGCATTGTATTCTTCTTGTCCAATTCTTACTCCATTGATTTTTTGTTTCTCGTTGTTTTTTCCAAATAATCCCGCATTACTTAATGTAAGTCTATCTTGTCTGCTCAGTGTTCCATCCATAATTCCTTTTGCAATTAGTTTATTTCTGATATCTGGATCTTGTGTATTCCATATTTCTTCTATATATGCTTTTCTTGCTGGATTACTATTTTCACCACCCATTAATTCTTCTTTTCCACCTCTTCCGCTTTTTCCACTTCCTTCACCATATTTGGATAATCTTTCCATTGTATTTGCATGGCTTCTTGCATCTCCAGCAATATTGTATCGTTCTTGTACCGCCAATTTATCCAAATCAAAACCATGTTCCAATCTTCTTAATTGTTCATCTTGTGCAAGATCTTGAATATCACCTTTGTTTTTGTATGTTTGTTCTAATATACTTTTTCCTGCATCACCAAGATCACGTCCTTTTGTCAATTCCATTATTTTTGATTGTGCTTGTTCTGGATTTAATTTTCCATACTCTGGTGTTGCCATTAATGTTGCAAGTGCTTCACGTCCTTTGCCTTGCCCATATTTGTCAATTCCTTCACCCATTTCTTTAAATGATTCATTCTGTGTTTGCAATAAATATGCTAACGAACGCATACCATCCATTGGATCCGATTGTTTATATCTTCTATAATCTTGAAGCTCTCCTATACCTGCCATTTAAAATCCTTTTATTTGAGTATATGTACACTTAGCTATTGTGTACAATAATTCAAGGGGTATTGCACCCCTAGCATAAAATCAAGTAAAGCTGAAATCAAGATTTTTTCTATAATCCTTGCTTTCTTGGTCTTGTTTAAATAATGCATCTTGCCGTTGTTCTGATTTTTTCATCATATCCTTTTGAAAGTTCATCATATCACCAGCTTTGAATGCACCATATCCAGATAATCCAGTTTTAAGCAAATTTGCAAAACCTTCATTACCAAATAACTTTAGAAGTTGATCGAACATTTTTACTCCTTATGTATTATTCAGCAGACTCTACAATATACTTAGCAACATATCTAGTCATATGTGCACCAACATTTCCATTTTCAGATACAGCTCTCGAATCATAATAATGCTGAGGTACTCTAGGTGATTTCAACAATTTAATAATTTCCGTTGGCAATTCAACCATTTCTCTTGGTTTAAATTCAGCTGTATAGGCATTGATTGAAACAAAAATTGATGTATTTTGTTCCATTGGTTCGATTGGTGTTACAATAACTTTTCTATATGTTCCTAATGTAGGATGTATTCGTCTACCTTTCTCATCAATCTTAATACCACTTGTACCATTTTCATTGATTGGTTTAAATTTACCCGACTCTTCAATCCGTTGAACTTTGATTGCCAATGTATCTGAGTTTTCTCCAGGAATTTCAAGTTGAGTCATAATTTTATCCAACTCATCTTTGTTCATATCTTTCAATACTTTTCTTTGCATATCCATTGTTTCCCTTTATTGTTGTTCATGTGTCACACCACATCAAATTGATGTAGCGTGTATTTAGGTTAAATTACGAAAAATCGTAATAATGCTTAACGGTTGCGTCTTCGATTGATGCTGTGGATTCAGCCACAACCAACCACGCTTGGTTAAGAATTGCTGTACCTGCAATTGCCTTCCATCCGATTGTACCGTATTGATCGAGTGGATCAGCACTTCCTGCTGAACCAAGTGGTTTTACTTTTGTTTGAATACCTTGTTTTCCTCTTACCGTTACAGTTGTATATGCATTCTCACCAAAGAAGTAAGATTGATATACATTCGTTCCAGATACATCAATTGGAGCATTGTTTGTTGATTCAAGGAATCTAAAATCTCCCCAAGAACCAACTTCATCTTCTGAAATTGCTTTTGAGTAATCCGCATAATCTTCAACATTTTTCCATTTGTCCAACAATCTCAAGTCTTCAGTTACTTCTGGAGATATAATTGAAAGGTATGCACTTCTGATTGGTGTAGTTCCTATTGCAGTTGTTCCAGTTACTACTCGCTTGAATTTCTTCGCTCTTTGGTTTTTGAGTTTTACTCCAATAAGTTTCAAATCTCCAACAACAATCTTAGCTTTAGTTGATGCAACCAATGCTCTTGTTGTTTGTCCATTTGCATATACAAGGTTTGTTGAAGCTCTCAATGCATTTCTTCTTAGTGTGTCCAAAGTAATACTAGCTTGGTCACCCAATACGTCCAAAAATGATGCACGAATATTATCAAAATCATAGAGATCCAATTCATCTGTGTAAACAATATAATCGCCATAATGTCCAACACTAAATGAAACTTCTTCTCTTACTATTTTATTGGCAGTTTTAAGATTACTTCCGTCATATTCAGCTAGGGGCGTTGTTGCGGGGAGTATATTTTTGTACATTATATTCACACGAGTTCGTTAATCTCGCATCGCACAATTAAGTGCAGCTATACATTACTGCATAGATTAGACTATATCATTATCTAATTTTATTTTAATTAGATACTCACCGCTTCGAGACACTTGTCTCTACTTCCTCTCGGAATAGTCGTTGAACCTTCATGCAATTGCATGCTTGGCTGCTGATTTTCCATATTAATGGAGTTCCCAGCAATTCGATGAGTTTTCAAATTGTGTCACCACAATATGCCGCTACAAATTAACGGTAAGCGAATCCAGTCTTTGTGTTTGAATTTGCATTGATTGTTCGTGCTTGTGCACCGACATCAAATATTTGATTATCCACTGCTCTCATAAGTAGCATTCTATCATAAACCGCCGTTACTTTTGAACTTAAAAATGTTCCAGTTCCCATTGTTGCCATTGTTTTTCCTTTTTTTAATTGGTTATTGTCATCATCCAAGGTTTTCTCCTTGGCGGTAGACTCACACATTGTTCATTGATCGATGAATTGTAATGTGGTTTTAAATGATATAATCATCCATAGCAAGCTTGCATTGGTCTTACACATTGCCAATTACATGAACTTTTTATTGAATTCTTCATCTGACATATTCCATATATCATCTGCTGAATCTTTTTTATTGCGTTCTTGATTTAGTCCCTTTGGATTAGAAGCTCGCTTTCTAAGTTCTTCCGCCTTTGGATTAGTTTTTCTTTGTGAAGTTTTATCATTGTTGTTACCGGTTGCAAGTTCTTCATCATACATCCTTTTTCCAATTGTTACATAGTTCTCAATGAAACTCTTATCATTCATCATTCCTGACTTTATTGCCTCGGGAATAATTTTAGCAGCCAATCCACTTTCAATATGCGATGCAAATTGTTTTAGTGCGTTTGGATCTGATGATATTTGTTTTTTGAAATCATCTGGAATAATTTTTAATGTTTGTTTGAATTGTTTTGCCAAATCCTCATTCGATAATATATCGTTTGCTATTTCATCAATCTCAGTCATAATCACAGGATTGAATTGAGGCTTGTATTCTTCATTTTCATCTATATCTAGAATATCAACTCCACTTGTTTTTGCAAGTTTGTTAATTGCAGCTTTGTTTCCATTCTTTGCATCAACCAGTAATTGTAGATCTTCTCGTGTTATGTTCCCCTGTTCAAGGATTTGATCATTCTCACTCTTTGATTGTTTTCTTCCTATTGAATTTGCACTCTTGTTTATGAATGCAATCATTTCTTCTCTTGTATCTAGTGATATTTTTTGACCATTTATCAATACATTGATTGGTTCGAACTCTTTGTTTCCTTTTTTCTCCAAAGTTCTTTCAGTTTTTTCTTCTTCTTTATTTTCGGATTCTTCTTGTTCATCCTCTTCAATATTTTCTTTACTGCCTTCATCATTCGTTTCTTCATCGTTTTCTTCTTCCTCTTCGTTGGATTCTTTTTCCGATTGTTCTTCACCATTGTCTCTATCATTAAACGCATCTTGCTGCATTTGTTCTAATTCTTCTTCAAGTGTCATTCAGTTTTTTCCTTATTTTGTTTTGTTTTTGCAATTTCATTTTCTGCTTGTACTGGTTTAAGAGCTGTATCCATACGATGTGATTCAGTCTTAGCAATTTTTTCAGCAGATTGTGCTTGTTTGTATCCATAGTTTGCATTTGCTTCCATCATTCTTGCTTGTGCATTCATATATCTTGCTTCAACGTCTTTGTTCATCAATCCAGTTTCCATTCTAATTTTCTCATTCTCTAGAGTTTTGTTTTCTATTTCAAGTTGTTGCATCATTATTTGTTCTTGACTTGGTTGAGGTACAAAAGATCTTAAGTTATTTGCTTTTTCATGCATGTCAAATAAATCAAACATTTCTGCTACTAATGAATTCAATATTTCTGGTGGAAGATTATTCTCAAGTACTTTCGATTGTTGCATTAACATATTCAATTGTTGTAGTTTGATATTTCTATTTGCTTCGGTACCAACTGTAATTTGAATTTTGCTTGTATTTCCAGATTGAAAAACATTCATATCTTTTAGTTCATTCTCATCAAATAACATTGCAATTTGTTCATCATCCAAGAAGACCTCAGCCATTGATATCCATCTTGCAATTATTTTTCTCAACATATTTGACATACTTCTTACGGTTGCATTCATTCTTTGTTGAGACATTGTTAATTGTTGCTGTGCTCCATTCTTATCAGTAGATGAATTTGTTAATGCTGGAGTATTTTTAGATACGCCCATTAGTTCTTCTGATTCTTCAGATACCAATCTATACAAATCAAACACAGAACCAGGAAGTTGATTGAATGCACCATCTTGTATTCCATCTGCTTTATTTGTTATGATGTATCTTTCATTGTTATTCATTTTTTTAAAGTTCAAATAATCCAACGTTCCACGCATAATGAATTTTTGTCCATTATTAGCCAAAGACATGTTATCCAATATTCCCCTCATTATTCCATTCTTTATTTTTTGGTTTTCACCTAAAAAGAATGCAGGAGGATTTCCCCACAATGAAAATGGTCTAGCAGAATATACATCTCTATCAATCGGTATTTGTTTATCCGGCATTGGATTTTCAATCAAAGTAATGTTTATGTTTTCTCTTTCAATCCATTGAGCCTTTATTGGTTCAACGATTCCATCACCATCTATATCATAGAATCCCCAATATTCAATCACATCAACAATTCTTCTTTGCTTATCGTTTGATTGTGAATCTTGCTTGAATCCATAATCCCTATCATCCATATCTCTAATTTGACCCAATGAACTTTGTGAATAATTTGGTTGTTTGTTTGAGTCTATTCTATCCAGAACATCTTGTTCAACACCCATTTTCTTTAAATCAGATATTGACATTTTCTTTCTTATGCAAAAAAACATCAATTCACTCATTGTTCTTGCTTTTGGATCTGGGAATGCATTTTCATTTCTCAATACAATTGTATCAGGATTATTCTTATTTACTATTACTTTCTTAAATGTAACATTAAATGTATCTTCTCTTGCTTGGTCTATTCTTTGGACTTCTCTTTTATCAGCAAGTATCTCATCCATTGTTATACCTTCAAAGTATTCATCCTCAACTATTCTATCGTTTTCCCACGAAGTTTGAGTCCATACCGTACCTTCTCTCAACATCACATCCGTTGCTTGAGTTACAAATTCTTGTCTATCGAATGTAGTTGTAAATTCATTGTTAGCCCATTTCTCAAGTTTTCTTGCTCGTTCTTCATTTTTTGGACAAGTAATTTCGATTGGTGTATTTGTTGATACAAATGGTTCAACTATATTCGGTTTTTGCCATTCGATCTTTTTTGCAATTTCTCTCATTACCGTTTTTGAACGATTTGGAATATTCTTTTTTTTGTAATTTACAACTGCCTCTGGATCAACAAAATCTATATCCTTTTCATATGTATTGTTTTTTCCATAGTATAAATCATTCCATTCAATAATCAATTTGTCAATGTAAACTTTTGCAGCTTCTGCTTGCTTAAAATCTTCACGAAGGTCTTTGAATATTTCTTCAACTCTTTCTTCTTCTAGTTCCTCTATTATCATCCTGCTCTTCCTTTCATTTGAGAAATTGTTGCTTCAAATGAATCTATTGCAGCTTGTGCAGAATCTGATTCAGCATTTACCGCAAAGGATGCAAGTCCACCTTGGAATTCTCCTGCTTTCACTAGCATATTATCACCATATCCAAGCTCTTGTCTTATCGCTAAATCTTTTTGTGCAATTGCAAGATCTTTTTGCGCTTTCACTAATTCAACTTTTTGCACTTCGACTAATCGTTGTGCATCTTGTAATGCTGTTGCAGATCTCATTTGAGCTGCTTTTGCATCTTCAGTTGCAAGTTGTTTGTTTATCAATGTAATTTCTGCATTTATTTTCGATACTTCTGCTTGCTTCAATTGAATTTCATATTGCATCATTTCTAATTTCTTATATTCAATTTGAACTTCTACAGTCTTTAGTTCAAGTTCTTTTTTCTTTATTTCCAATTCTTGTTTTGCAATTTCAATTTGTATTGCTTGTAGTTCTAAATCGGATGCAAGTTTAATTAACTGTATTGTTGTCTGCAATGCTTGATCATTCGTTATCTTAACTGCATTTCCAGCCATCTCCGACATCACTTTACTTTTTTCTTCATTCGTCAATCCAAATTGAGTAAAATAATCTTCGACTTTTTTATATGCATCCGATATAATCGATTTATCTTTGTTTATTTCTACGGTTACCAAATCATTGTATTTCTTAAAATCATTTGATAAGTCTATTGTTGCCACTATCTGCCTCCTTGTGTTGTAGTTATTGTTGTAGATTGAGATAATATATCCATTTGATTGAACATTCCATCATACATTATGAACATATTTGATTCGAAATCTTCACCAACTCCATTATATCCTCTGAATGAGAAGGGAACAATTTGATTCTCCTCCTTCTCCTTTTTTTCTTTCGCTTCATCCTTAGACAAGCTTGTTCCTGCAAATTCTATTTGTTGATATGCATCTAATCCAGTCGAAGCAATATTCAAAACTTGTGTTAAATTTGTTATTGGTGTTGCTGCTGCTCCTATGTTTCCAAACATTGATAATGTTTCTGCTTCCAATGCTACTGAAGTTCCAACGCTTCCAGTTATTGCTTCTATTGCCATTGGTGCTACATATGCTACTACTATTGCCATAATTACCATTGCAAGTGCTTGAGACAATATATCTTTTGCTTCGTCATATTTCAATCCATATTTGTTTGCAATCCAGTTTATAAATATTTCAACACCTTGTTTCAATATTGGAATATGTAGGAAAACTCCCAAAACTGCATCTGCAATTGTTACAAACATTTGTGTTATTGCTGCTACAAATCTTTTGAGCAATGATCCCTCATCTTCCGTTGTATATATTGTTAGAAATTGCGACATATAGAAACCAAATGTTTTTGAATTTGCCTTCCTTAATCCTTCTACAGTCATTACAATTGTTGTTCCCGTAGCAATAAACCCATTGAAATTTCCTATTATCCAAAACAATCCATTTGAATCTTCATATAATTTATTTCGTTGTTCTTCCGTCACTATTGGTTTTGTCACTTCTACCCATAATCTTGCCCAATAAAACGGAAGCCAAACTCCACCTATATCCACAATTCTTTCTGCATTACTATCAACATCTTCAAATTGTCCACCATTTAATTCTGAAAATTCAATATAATAAGTGCTCATTGCTGTCGCATCTATTTCTATACCCCAAACTTCAGTTTGTATTATAGTTGTTATTCCATCTATTAATGATGTTGTAAATGATTGAGATACTAATTGACATACATCTTGACCAGTCATTGCAATTAGTGCTAGTATTGCCTTTCCTAAATCTGCACTCCATCCTGGTAATGCAGATCCTTCCGCAGTCAATGTAAAGTTGTCCCATAATCTTGTTTGGTTTGCATATGTAATTGTTCCATTTGTTAGTTTCAATGGTGGTAATGGTTGACCCCAATCTTTGTTCGCATAATATCCATCTTCGGTATCGCCATTTATTCCAAGCTGATTTACATACATTGGATCGTGTGGTCCTGCATCCGTGTATGACATATGGGATGATTGTATTGTAAATGGTCCATATGGTGCAATTCTTGTTTGGAAGGTTAATGAAAATTCATTCCATGCTGCTTGATCTTTATTTAATGTTCCATCATACTTTAAGAATATATTTTTCACATCATCATTATTTGCAGCATTACATAATTCTTGTATTGTTTCATCATCAAATGATAACATTTTTACATATTTTACTACATCACTTTCTGGATTACATATTTGTGATTTCAAATCTAGTGGATTATAATATTCTATGCTTCCATCAAATGATTTTGTATGTATCTTATTTGCTAATTTTATTAGCTTTGATCTGTATCCACCCCACGCAATTATCATTGAAACAATAATATTGTTGAGGTCTTTCATTTGTCCTTGACCAGATGGTTTGTATGCTGGTAACCTAGCCATCTATTTATCCATTTGTTTCTGAATACATCTTTTCTTCTAGTATCGACAATCTTTTTTCAATTCCTCTCGCTATAAATATATTTAGTTCATTATATCTGAAGCTATATCTATCACCAGAATCCATAGTTATAATTCCATCTATTTCTTCTACTTCCCATACATCATAGCAAATAAAACCATATTTAAATGGGTCAAGGTTATTGTTTTTCATGATTTCTATTGCTCTTTGTACGGTAAGACCTATATGTGTTCTTGCTTCATCACCTTTGGATTTGATTGATTCTAGCCATTGGTATGTACCTATTTCTTTGGACAATTGAATTGATGCATTTAATTCATTCTCGGTGAATTTAGCAATTTCAGTTTTCTCCCTTGCATCAGATGTGTTTATTGCTCCATTTACAGCATATATTGTTGTCCATCTTCTTGTTGCCAAACCTAGTGCTTTAACATTGTCAAGACCAGGATAAAATGCAGTAGCAGTATCAATATAGGAATTTACTCCATCTATATTTCTTAGATATGCACCAGTTGTGGTATCTATAGATTCAACTACTTTCGCATTTGTGTAATCCGAATCATCAAAATATGATTTTGTAATTGAGTTTGAACCTTCTCTACTTATGTACTTTTTATCTCCATAGTTAAATGGTCCATTGTCAGAACTTACTTTATATCTAGAATTTGCATTAGTACTTTGTCCTACATTTGGAGTATTACATACATATTCTCCAGTAAATTTACAATCCCCCAGTACGAGGTTTGGTTCAGTTCCCGTATTTACAAGTTTTCCATTAAACTCATATTTTGATGGTGCATTAAATAAGTTTTGCCCATTTACATGAACTGCACCCAAAGTAACATTAGCATTAATAAATGTAACTTTGCTTACATTTGTAGCAGTCATAAATGTATTCAATGTCGCCTGAGATGCATTATCAAAATATTCAAAATTTGTTAATTTTACTTCAGTATTGATTACATCTGAATTAAATACAAATAAGTAATCTATATCATCAGTTTCAATATGTATATCAAATTTATAGTCTAGGAATGTATTTTTTACATTTCCACCTGGTAATGTTCTGACTGCAAATAATGTTACTGCTGTAGTTCCCCATGCGGCCAAATAACATTTTAAAAATTGATGATTTGTTGCTTGTGAACCTAACCATATTCCTTGTCCAGTTGGTGAAGACATAAAGTCACATCTTGAAAATATATTACCTAAAAATGATGTAGCAGTATCTACTGGAGATGTTTCAACAAAATTAGAATCATAGTTCCAATGATTTGAACCATCTTGTATAATTACATATGCATTTGTATTGTCAAATGAATTAGTAAAACTTACCATTTCAAACAATAAACCTTCTGAAGCCATATTATATAAACAAGCCCAAGAATAATATCCTCTAATTTCCATATTTTGGAAACTCAATACATCACCATTAGCCGTAGAATAATCAATAGGGTCCCCAAATAATCCTACACCTCTACCTATTTGTATTGCACATCTACATAATTCACTTGCAATGGCATCAGTTGGTCCACTTGCTACTATTGTTCCACCGTTCCATATCATTTTTCTTGAACCAAGTAAGTCAATACCTGCTTTATTTCTTAGTCCTGTGCTACTTTCTGCATCTAATGCAATACAAGCACCAGCAGCTTCAACATACCAAAAACTAAAACCGAAATTCATCTTAGTCATATTTAATGGAGAAGTTATTCTAAATGTATAGCCCGATGGAAATATAAGTTTAAATACATACGAATAATGAGCCAAACTATAGTCATTAAATGTCGAAACAATTAATGTTCTACCATAGTCTATTGCTTTTTGTATACTTACCGTATCATCCGTTGTAAAATCTCCTTTAGCTCCAAACCATTTAACATTCACTTCATTTGCATTTGCCCTATCTCTTACCCATCCATTGAATGTTACACCACCATCATTTACACTGAATTTACTAGAATCGTAAACAAATATACCACCTTGATGTTTGTCATTAACAAATACAACTTGCTTATTTTCTGGAGATACTATTGCTATCATATCTGTAATTGTATTTACATTTTGTTTATTGTCAAACGATAATGTTACTTCTGCATTTGTACTTCCATCAAATGTTACATTACCAACCACATCTCCTACAAAACTCATTGAGTCCGGCATCATTGAATCATCACCAGACATATTTGTCCAATATTCTAAATTAGTTACTGGTATATTTACTGGCACATCTTTATTTGCCATATAAACATTTCCACTTTCTTGAACCATATTCAATATTTCGTATGCATTTGACAATACATGTGCACCTTTATTCACTGGTTTTACTACACCCAAGTCAGTTGTTGTCATTGTTTTTCCTTATTTTTTTATAGTAGTTCAATAATCATATGTCCATTGACATCGATTATTACTGTGTTTATATTTGAATTCTCTGGCATTGTTACTATCATATGTCCATCTTCATGAATACTGAATCCTAATCCACTTGACATTGCTTCCGTTAATTCGTAGAATTCTTCAGTTTCATCTCTATATTCTTTTGTTTGTGCTTCTGAAACCACTGTGTCATCGTATTTTTTCTTTGTATTTTGATACACATTATATGTGTCGTTGTATATTGTGTATGTATCATTTTTTAATTGTTCGGTTTGTTTTTCCAATGCAAGTGTTGAATTGTATGTTGAATCAATTGATGATTTGATTACTATAGTTTCTCCGTATATTTCCACTATTTCTTTGTATTTGTTATCTCGTATATCTCTCAATACACTTATGAACTCAGGTACTAAAGCCATTTTTTCTCCTTTTTTATGTTATTGGACAAGGTGCAATATCAATAATTGTTACATCCTTATCACAATTATCTACTGGAATACAATTTAATATATTCATCATTGCTTTATCTAAAGATTTCCATGCATCTACTATCAACATATCATTTAGTGGTGGTTGAGCTATTATTGTTGTTATTCCATTTTTACAAACTACATATGATTTCATATTTTCATCATAATTTGTTGCTCCAATTTCATTGTTATTGCAATCTCCAACTTTTGCTGCAGTTGAATAATGATTTTGATAGTTTACAAAATTCCACCAAGCTATTGATTCTTCTTCTGAAAAATGTGCCATCGAATCTGTAGACATTGCATATTGTATTGATTCAATAAAATCTTCATCCCATCTATAACAATATCCATTGATTGTTGGTATTTTTTGATACGGTACACCTTCTTTATATATAGATTGGAATTCTCTTGTTGCAGCGTTTATACTCCTAGTTTCTAATTCTGTATCTACATATTCCGTTGCCATTGTATAATCCTTCTATGGAAATTGATAGAATTTTTCTGAATCATTTGATGCTTCCTCCAAATATGTTTGAATTAATTTATCGTTATAAAAATCAATATCAGTATGATATAATCCCATTAGTTGTTTTGCTCTTTGTTGTTCAAGACCTGCTAAAACAAAATATCCAAGTGCGTCAATTAAATCATCATCTATATCGATATTCAAACCGCTATCAATTAATGGTCTTTGTGGATATCTAATATATGTTGTTGAATCTATCTTTCTTAATACTTGAATTCCATCTCCACTTTCCGTTACTAGTTTTAATGGTATTGTATCCATTGCAATTCGTTTTAATCCTATGTATACTCTTTCTTCCATTATTTCATTCGAAGGTATAGTAATTCTTGCAACACTCTTTGCTAATATCATTTTATTAAACTCATTCAATGTCATTCAATTTACTCCTTGTTATTATTTAAAAATCATATGTGTCTATATTCTCTCTCACATCTTCGAAATTCTCATCATAATTATTTATCTCCGTTCCTATATAATCCATTGGTTCAATTACAAAATCTGGATCCATAAATCCTGCTAAGCAATCAATACAATCTACATATTTTGTTGTTCCACCAGTCTTGATATATCCTTGTATTTCATATAACAACTCATTCATATCATCAACATCTACATCATATGGTATATGTATTTTTCCAGCCTTAAATAATGGTTGCAATGACCTAATTCTTAAATCTTTTGAATCAACACTATTATTAATCAATTGATTATAATTGAAATAAATCTTTTTTTCCATCATTTGCTTCTGTATGAAATGATCCAATACTTGTTGTAATGCAGCTTTTTCTGCTCGTACCTCCATTGGATTGAATTTTCTTACTTGCTTAAACAATTCATCGATAACTTCCTGTGGAGTAAGTCGTCCACGTTTCAATGCAACTATAAATCTATGTCCTTGACTATTTACTCCGATTGTCATAATTGCAGATATATCACTTGTATTTTTTGTTGATACTGCCAAGTCCATAGATGTGAAAAAATTCAATCTATAGTTTTCTTGCTTCAAATCTGCATAGTGATATCTTTGTATCCATTCATCTTTAAATATTCTCATTTCTTCGTTTACCACCTGTAACATTTTCTCTCTAAAAAATTCATCTGCTGCTCCCATTTCACATGCTTCTTCATAATCTTTCATTATTCTTTCTGGTGTATGTAGTTCCGGCCAACTTGAAATTATCTTATCTACTGATACTGGGAATTCATTTGCTACTGGAAACATAACCGTTTTGTATGTTTTACTTCTTGACATCTCCATAATTATGTCATCAGCGTGCATTGGAGTTCCCACCACAATCTTTTTATAATGTGATGAATTTCGTGCTTGATGCACAGGACCATAAAACCATTTTTTTAGTTTCTTTCGTTCTTTTTCAGAATCCAATATTAGTTCTTTCAAAATATCATCAAATATGAATAATTCAATGCGGTGCGAATTACCATTTTCATCATTTTTTTTGGTTCCTCTCATTGAATCTCCAGCACCTAATGCTTGAATATGAATCAATTGTCCTTGACTGTTTTCAAAGCATAGATGATTTTCTCTTTCCGCAATAGTTCTACCTTTCTTGTTCTTTGCAATTGATAATGTTTCTTGCATTAATTCAGAAGCTTCCCATGCATAATATAAATCCTTCAGCAAGTCTACTGCTTGTGCATATGTTGCAGAAAATATACAACAATTTACAACTCTTCCAAAGTTAGGAAGTTCTCCTCGTGCAGCCACATATAGTGGTGTAAACTTTGTTAATACTGTGGATTTAGCTCCTTCTCGATGGACTAATGCTTGTGTATTTATATCTTCTGAAAATAATTCATCAATCATTATATAGTGCATTTTTGGTGTTACAAATTCATTGTCAGGAATGTTTATATTGACCCAAGAGAAAAACTCTATTGATTCTTTTTTTGGTTTGTATGGTAATGTATAATCAGGTCTTATCAACCTTTTATTTTCTTTATTCATTTCTATTGTTTCTCTCGTCAATCAATACTACTTGATTTTTAAATAATACATGTGAACTTTCCAAGTTTCCATTTTCATATATTCCTTGTCTATCTCCAACCTCATCTTTTACCCAATATGCATTGTGTCTAGTTTCCAATTTTCGTGCTTCTTCGAATGTAGGTAATCGCAATCCTGTATGTCCTTCTAGATAATTGCATACCTCTTCAAATGTAAAATCTTTCACCAATTCTTTTACTTTCATTATTCTTCCTTATTCTAGTATTGGCACATCAATTATCGTACCATCTCGTCCTATCATTTTATCATTAAGTCCTAATTCTGCAATACCTTTCATTAATTCAACAATTAATTTTCCAGAATCACTAATCTTTGCTTGTTCATTTTGATTTTTATTCGTTTGTGTTTTTATGTATTTAGCCAATGCATTCATTGCTGCTACTTTGTCCTTCACTTCCGAATAGGGATTGTCAATTATTTCCATTCCTTTCCTTATAATTTGTCTTATCTCTCCAAAATATAATGTTTCTTGGTCTGGTTTTATGTACTTTATTATCTCTTGAATCCATTTGCTATTTCTCAGATTCGATGATTTTGTGTTCGCTTCCTTCAATTCACAATCAAATGCAAGGGCATAGGAATTATTTGCACTTTCACCTCTTACTATATTCTCTGCAAATATAACACCTTGTACAAATCTTTCTTCATCGATATTGAATTTTGATTGTATAGCAAGCAAGTCAGAATCATTACATATCATTTCATACTTTTGTATCATTTGCATCGTTCAATTCTACCTCTCTTATTTCAAATCTTGTCGATTCCATATACGCACTTCTCAATGTTCTTATTTCTTCTAATCTTCTTGCTGCAACATCATATGTTTTGCACAAATCAAATGATTCATCACCATTTTGTCCTGCATATACTACTTTATATGCAATATTATCAGTATTTACATCTTGAATAGTCTGCTTTATGCCATTTTGCTTTTGCTTCTGGTGTGTCGAATTTGATGAATTTTCCATCTATCATTTCTCCTTCTCTTGAATGTATTTCTTTGCATGTTTCCAACAATACTTCTTCTGGTTCATATCCAAGTTTAATCAATGCTCCTACTGCAAACACAACTATATCTGCATATGCATCCACTTTCTCGTAAACATCGTGATTGGTATTGCTTTCTTTAACTACATCGTCAATAAATAACTTGTTAACAAATTCCTTAACTGACTCTGCAAGTTTACTTCTATTTTCTTTAGGGACATCAAATCCAATTGATTCCAATAACTCTTCAACGATATTTGTGTGTTCATTAAGCGAGTCAAAATTTTGAAAATTCAATCCTCTATTAAATTGAAATCTTTTTATTTCACTTATTGCATTACTCATATTACTTTCCTTTTATATATCTAAATGTTCTATCTCTAGGTATTTTGTCATCAACCAACCAATCAAAATTGACTTGTCCCAATGAGCCCATAGCAAATTTCTTGTCTTAAAATTATACAAACAATATGTAGTCCCAGATGTTTTCCCATTCGGACCTTTTTTCACAATATAGAATTGTTTGTCATACATCTTTAATCCATTTGTAGCACCAACTTTTTTGGGCAATAGTTCTTCTTTAAACTTTCTATCGAATTCTTCTTCGTGATACACATATGTAGTTTCAATCTTAGATTCATCGTATTTTGTAGTTGGAATATTCTCCATCGTTGAAATTAGTTCTATTACTTCTTTAACATTTAGTGCAACACCTATGAATTCTCCATCAAATGAAACATATATCTTTCTTTCATTGGTTGCTGCTAGTTCATAAATTCTATGAAAACCACAAAACTCCATTTTGAATTCAATTTTCTTGTCTTTCAATAGTCGTTCCAACAAAGACAATCCAACGATCGGTTTATCTTTTTGTGGTTGCATTTTTATTCCTGATTTTCTATTTGTTCCTCACGAATACTCATCAATGCCTCATTTCCTTCATTGATAATATCATCAATATATCTCGTAAAATATGATCTTGCTAAAATTTGTTCAACATATCTTACTCTTGCCTCACCATTAAACATCCAAGCATTTTGAACACTTGTCATCGCATAGGCTTCTACATAACCATCCAAGAACAATGTTTTAAAATCTTCATTGTTTAATAGTTTTTTCATTTTTTCAGCAAGTTCAACTTGAAGTTGTCTTGTGTCTTCTAGTTCATTATTATCCAAAGAGTTCATCTTCATCCTCTTCTGCAACTGCAACAATTTGAGGTGTTCCAATATTACTCAGTGATACATTGTCAATTGCTGCATCACTACCACCTAGTTTCCAAGCTTTGTATTCTTTTGTTTCTGATTTCACAAGTCTTTCTCTAAGTTTTTCAATTCTTTCTGCTGGTTTTTTAGCAATAGCCTCAGCAATTGTTTGACCAGTTTTTCCGAATGTATTTTGCAATTTCAATGAAACCTTTTCTTTGTTGTTGTAAACATCGAATTCTTCATATACTGCAACTGTAACATGTTTGTTTTTCAACTCAGATATTTCTTTCGTAGAAACTTCTCCATTTGCTGTATTTCTATTTCCACTTACCAATGTCAATGACTTCATTCCAGCACATGCTGCAAATTCTTGCCAACGCTTATAGTCAAGATTTTCAGTACCATTTGCCCATTTTTCATCAATACATATTCTATTAATGAATCCTACTTCATCGTTTTCTGAACGAATTTCAAAGTCAACAATATTGTTTCCATTTTCAGTTTTTCCAACCCAAGCATGAATAACTTCAACTTTGTGAATTCCCGTTCTAATTCTTCCGCCTCTTGATGCAGATTCTGCAATACCCAAATCTAATTTAAAACCAATTTCCATCTTCTAATCCTTTATTTTCTTATTCTTCATCAAACAATGAACGTTCATTGTCAACACTTGTGCTATCTTCCTTTACATCTTCCAATGTAACTCCATACAACGCTTTGAACTTCTCTTGAGCTTCTCTCAATTTCGCCATTGCATCATCTTTCCTCAACATAATAGACTCTCGTTCTTTTGCAATATTTGCAGTTATTTCTATAATTTTTTTTTCGTAGTTCTTTAGACTTTCTTCCATTCTTTCTAAGCGTGTCATTTCTATATTCCTTCTATTTTTTTTAAATTTATTACTGCATCACCCATTCTCTTGAGCAATCCTAATTCACTATAAGATAACAACACGCTAAACCATTCCGGTTTTTCTGCAATATTTGTTATGTTATTTAAATCTCCTAATTCGAAACCAATTGCTTTGCATTCTAGTGCAAACTTTTTAACTTTATCTCTACTTCCCAAATATTTGGTTAGTTGTTCCGCTAATCTCTTCTTCATCTCTATTTCATTTATTTGAATCTCCTTCATTTTGATTTCTTTCCTTCTCATAATATTTATTTATTGCTTGTGTAATAAACAACGCGTCATTCTTTGGTCTACTGCTGAACATCCCGTCTGGAGCTTTCGCAGAATTACGTCTATTTGGTCGATACAACAATTCTACATCGTCCATCTCTCCCGTATCTTCATCATATATTGGGCTAGTGAATAAAACAATCGTAAATTCCTTCTCAATATTTCCATATTTCAATTCATTTCCTTTTACCCTGAGATACTTCTTTATCTCACCAAATGATTCAGCCTTTTGTTCTGGAATACCCAAAATAAATACTTGTTGCTTTAATACTTTTAATCTCCTAATGATATCACCAATTATTAAATTGTATTGCTTCCATTGTTCAAATCCAGAAAACACTGCATTTGCATATCTATCTACCATTTCAGTCATAGATGTAAATGAATCCAACACAATATATTTGAATTTATCACCTGCCTTATCCGATGCATAATAACGTAATGCTTGATCTAATTTTTTGTATGAATTTATATCCACAACTTTATATTGGTCATGATTACGAAATGGCATTGCTTTTTCCTCAGTATTAAGGATAACCGTTTCTTCTGGTGGTAAAGTTCTTAATGATGTACTTTTTCCACTTCCAGATTCACCAATTATTAACACTGGTACTGATTTATAATATTTTATTGACTCATCCATTGAATCAATCCTCAATCATAATAATAGAACTCCATGGAATATATAACGATTTGCCATCTCTCTGACTCATTGCCTTAACTCCAATCAAATCAACTTTAATAATTTCCAAAACCAAATTTCCATATCCTCTAATGAATATCTTGCTTAGTTTGCCTTGTATCACTTCTACTTCATCTTCCATTTTTCTTCCTTGTTTTTTATAGTTCCCAAAAACCATTTACATCTTCATTCAATGTCCAGGGCTTAAAAACGAATTCATCATTCATCCTTATAACTCTATCCATTCTCACTAAATTCATTGATTGCAATGCCATCTCTTCACTTCCAAACAAATCCACGAATTCCATATAACTTAATGGTTCTCCTAGATATTTATCAATGAACATATTTGCACCCATCTCTCCAACATCTTGAGCACCTTTTATATTGTCTGCCGAATCTCCCATCAATGCTTGCTTTGCATACCACCTTTCTATATCATATTCGGAATTTGGTTGATTCCATCTTCTCTGATTATAATTGTAGCAAGGTGTTGGACAAGCATTCAAAACATCTTTATCTATTGCTGCAACCAAATAATCATAATGATTTGCATAATAAATACAAATATCATCTGCTTCAATCCCTGGTGCTACAAATGACCAATTTGGTAATCGGTGCATAATCATATATTTTAATTTTTTTATTCCATCAATTGTTAATGGCTTTCTAGTTATCTTGTAATCCGAACTTAATTCATTCCTGAATGATTTTTTAGGAGATAACACAATCAATGGTTCTACAATATCACCCCTTTGGTATTGAACAATATTGAATACTGCAGAACGAATCTTTCCAATTTCATAACAAAACTCTAAGTATGCTTGCTCAATATTTACAATACCATTATACTGATGTCTATAGCATGCTTTAAATACTATCGAATCTGCATCAATTGCTATTCTTATTATACTCAATACTTGTATTCCTCCTCTTCTTTGATATCCAAGACACTTGTTGCGCCAACCCAATTCGTATACAGTTTCATTCTTGCTTCTAGTTTTTCCATATATCCAGCACGAACTTTTTTTGTTCTAAAATCATTTATGTCATAAACTATTGCAAGAGATACTTCATATCCCAATCCAATATCATGAGCATGAACACTCGCCAACCACAAAGTATTGTGTGTATTCTTTCTTCCTTGATCTGAATCTGGAGGAGCTTCTGAACCACTTTCATAAAACCATTTAAAGATATGCAATCTTTCTTCATATGCATTTTTAACTTTATCTGGTGGTAGTTTTTTTATTTCTACTGGCGCAATATTCAATGTCTTTATTATCTCAGACGATTCAAAATCTTCACCTTCTAGTGAAACAAGTGCATTTCTATTTGCATAACCATAATATATTTGAGCTTTAGGTAATATATCGACTTCAAT